TGATGCTCTTGAAATACTTAATCGTATTGAAGAAGAGCAAAATATGTTAGAAGATAAACCAAAGCAAGAAGTTAAAAAAGATAATACTTTTAAAGGTTTTGCTGAAAGAAGAGCTAAGTAATGTATAAGCAAAGTTTATATAAAGTACTTGATAATCATATAAAACCTAAAATTATTAATCGTATGAACCGTTATAAAAAATGGAAATACGGTTATAATAAAGAACATGATGTTGTAGTTATTAGCAAGACAGGTGAAATAGGTGAAATATATGAAATACAAAATTTAAAAATAGCTTTACCAAAAGCTAAAAACATATATAAGTTTGAGGATAATAAATGGACAAAGTTTGAATATCCTAAAATTTTAGCTAGAATAAAAACAGTATTTGACTGGAGACAATATCCAGAAGATTTTAAAACAAAATGGTATGATTACATCGATAATGAGTTTACCCGTAGGGAAGAAGGTTTTTGGTTTTATAACAAAGACGTTCCTACTTACATTAGTGGTACTCATTACATGTACTTGCAGTGGTCTAAGATTGACGTCGGGGCACCAGACTTTCGGGAATCAAATAGATTATTCTTTATTTTCTGGGAAGCTTGTAAGGCAGATTCACGATCCTATGGGATGTGTTACCTTAAGAATAG